CCGCAGCATATACATCCTCACCCGTGTTCGTCGGAATTACTAACTCATCACCCACGTCAATACTATTAACGTTCGTTATCTTTTTATTCTCCGCAGCAATCGCAGCAACCGACGTGTTGTTCTCCGCAGCAATCTTCGAAAGACTGTCGTTAGCCTTAACCGTGACCTTCTTCTTACCCGTCGTCGCTTTCGATCCCACACTCTTCGGTGCCACATTCTTTTTATTCTCTATCGGAGGTGGACGATCTAATCGAGGTCTGCTCTTCGGCTTGACAGAAACATCTACCGTCGTGTCCTTAGACGTAGTGTTAGACTTAGACGTGGAACCCAAAAGCTCTTGATTACCCGTGTCCGCTTGAGTTACGCCCTTCTTATCCATGTAAGTTTGAGCCGTCTTGGACTCAGACACACTCTTGTTTTCATTACGAGCAATAGTTGCCGCTGTTCTCGCAGCAAAATCTTTTGTTGGCTTTTGCAAGCCAAAGCCCATCGCTAAATCACTAAAAAATCCCATGTCTCGGTCCTTGATCCTCGGTTCATGGACAGTCTACAACAATCCCAAATGAAAATACACCCACAATTTTTTCTGGGGCATAGGGACCCGTGACTTGTTTGTAGCTTGTTGGTCCAATGAAACTAGGCCCGAATGAATTTAAAACACCAACTATATAGAACGCATATGCACATATAGTCCCCCCAAATGGGGGGGATGGGGGGTCGAGGTCCTCGGATCTTGGACGCGATAGGGCAAAGTAACCCCTAAAGACTTGTGTTCTGCTTGTTGCATAAATGCAACACAAAACCCCATATCGTAAAAAAATGATCTGATTATAAATTAATTGTGTTTTACTTGTTGACTTATAACAATCCGTAAATTACAAGTTTACTTGTAACAACTTGTTACGGTTCAATTAGAAAGGAATACAAAATGGAAAAACTAGAAACACTGGATAAGATCTCAGGGATCGAAGCAAAGATCAAGAAGCTTGGCAAGGAACGCGAAGAGCTTCGAGCACGGGCAGTCGCCAACGGATGGGCACATTGGACATTCACTGTTAGAATGACAGCACCTAATCTACAATGGTGGAAAAAGAACAAGCCTCGAACATGGGAGCAATATGCCACCACCACCCAAGCCAAGAAGTTTGTAGTAAGGGTATAATCAATCGGGAGGCTTCGGCCTCCCACTCAATCAGAAAGGGAATACAATGTTCGATGATATGAAACCTGAATCAATGTTCGCGACTCCAGAAAGCAAGAACGCTTTGCAAGATTACTTACTGGCATTCAGTGGAAGTGAAAGAACAATAGCTCTTACGAGCGCGATGATGATGTATAACTACATTGTAACAAATTATAACGTTACACCTAAATAAAACTTGTGCCCCGCTTTAAAGTGGGGCACTATCTAATCAATCAGAAAGGAATACAAAATGAAAAACCCTTATTCACCTCGTTTTAAAATGGATCACAAATTACCGTTAGGTTCTTTTTGGAGACGCATGACTTGGCACGGACAAAGTGTTGACGTTTACTTTTTCTCCGAGAAACATGGTGACAGCTACATGTGTCGTTATAGTGATGAGCCAGGCGATTATGCCAGTGGTTACGCTGGACACTTCCCTTTTACTTTGGGTTTCTCAAACAATACCCCGTTAGAGGATCGTATCGAACAGTATGAGGAAATCATTTATATGACTCAAGCTTATCTAGAATGGAAAGGGATTCGTAAATGTCCCCACCAAGAGATTCGGGACGAATTCAAAAAAGAAACCGACGCTAAACATTTGGAACTAAGTCCAGAAGTATAAAATAAAACTTGTGCCCCGCTTGAATGTGGGGCATACTAAACTTGTTCAATTAGGAAAGAAAGGAAACACAATGCCTAGAACATCATTCGGAAAAGCCCGTAAAGCTGATCAACCATACGCAACATATGCCAATGCTTTTGGTTGGACTTGGAAAGTCTTGAAGACCTACAAGCACTCGGATGCTGAAGCTAAAGATCCATATGCTCGATGGTTTGTTGCAGCAACATCACCCCATATGCACGACGGATCATATGAGATGGGTGATACCTATGCCCGGGACATTATACAAAACGGAGCATTGATCGACGCTGATCCAGAATGGCGCGACGAATATCCCGGTTAAGTCTATTGGTGTTCAGCCTCGAGGGGCTGACATCCAATGCACTCAACTAGAAAGGAACGTGTGTTATGAAAGATAAAAAACTACATCGAGTACAAGTAGACTCAGCTAAAAATATATTAGGTAGGTTGAAGAATTTTCGGAAAAGCTACAGGTATCATCCTGGATACTTGGTTGACAGAAATAATATTACCCGAGCTATCCTCGAGCTTGAGGATCTCTTGACTCGATATAAGGAGGCAGAAAAGTGACTCACCATGCAATGTTTTATGCCTATAGGCCAAAGTGCAGACAGTGTGGCAAAGCGGGTTCTAAAGAATGTGATACTTTGTACGGTGATGAACCTTACAACGGTAATCAAATACTCGTCAAAGAAAAGAAACACGAATGGGCAGATGGTAGAATTGGTTACACTTCTACCGTTTGGGATGGGGAAACCTACAAACTAAATGGCGGTAAGTTTTGCACTAGTAGCTGCGCGATAGCGTGGGCAAACGATAACGCAGTACAACCAAGGGAGGCAGAATAATGAAACATGTACTCGATGCCCTCGCATCTCTCGGCCTAGTGGTATTACCACTAAGCGCAACGATCATAGTCTGGATCTTAATAGCTAGAGAAATAATAAGAATAATGTAATCCCCTGGCCCTTGGGAAATGGGCCTCCTTTCTGCAACGCGGCCTGGTTTATCCAGGCCGCAAAGCATTTAAAAGGAAGGCCGCAAGGCGCAAGGCCGCAAAGCATATGAAAAACTTACAAGCCTTAATAATTATTTACTTGTGTTCTACCCTCAATCGTTTAGAATAATCTCGAGACAGCAGAAAAGGAAATCTCATGACTAACTTTAAAGAATACATGGTTCAAGAATATCAAATGGCAGATACTAGAGCATTTGATCTGGACCTAGCAATTGACAAGCTGCACAGCGCACTTGCTCAAATGGATCATTACAATCTCGGAATAATTCAAAAACATTTCCCGGGCCTATTGAATGCCGCGTCACTATGGGCAGATCAAAACCCGGGCATGAATAACTTTAAAGGCGACCAATGAAGAGCGCCATTTTATATGACGGGCCTAGTCTATTAGATGATAAGCCTATTGTAGTTGTTGCGGTCTATTCAGATCGCAACACTAAAACCGGACACGTAGTTCAAACATATATTCTTTGCAAAGATATAAACCCAATGGAAGCTAGCAAGACAGGCGAAGATTTTTCTATTTGTGGATCTTGCATCATGAGAGGGGAAGCAACAACGGACCCCAAGCGCAAGCTTGCAAAAGGCCGTCGCTGTTATGTCAAACTATTTCAGGGGCCGTTGATCGTTTGGAAATCTTACAAGGCCGGTCGATATCAACCCGGCAATGCAACGGACATGGGCCGGGGCCGTTTTGTAAGGCTCGGAACATACGGGGACCCGGCAGCAGTGCCCCAATATGTTTGGAACAATCTACTAAAAGAAGCTTTGACTTGGACAGCATACACCCACCAACCCGGGGAAATGTCCGAAATCTGCATGCAGTCAGCGGACACTTACCAGGAAGCGAAAGAACATTGGGCAGCGGGTCGAAGAACTTTCCGAGTGATCAAGGATCTATTGGACCTAGACAAAGCAAACGAAACACTTTGCCCGGCCTCAAAAGAAGCGGGTCGCCGGGTCCAATGCACAGCTTGCAAACTCTGCAAGGGATCTAGTAAAGCAAAATCAATAGCGATAGTGGAACACTAAAGGGGAGGGCCGAGGCCCTCTTTCCTTTTGTCCTGGCTATCGCTATCATGGTCCAAGGCGCAAGGCGCAGGGCGCAAGATACCCTCAAGAACAGGGCGCAAGGCGCAGAACAAGGGCGCAGGACTCTCGAACCGAGATCCAAGGGCGCAAGACAGGCCGCAGGACGACAGAGCGGCCCCCTGATCACCCCTAAATAAAAGTAGATCTCTCTCCTTGGCCCTCTTTACTAAGAAGAAATTGGCCCCACCTCGAGCGTAATAAGCCATATTCCAAGCAACTTGGTGAGGAGATATATTTACCTTGTTGCCTTTTGCTACTTTCAATTCCATCCAGAACGGCAACCCATCCCAGACCATGTGCACATCGGGCACACCACCGCCATGCTTGTTCTCAATCCTAGTTGCAAAACATTTTTTAGGTAGGTTCGTCCTGATCGATTGCCAGAAGTTCGCCTCCGGTCCCTTGCTCATCTGTTACATCCTCCGCTGTCCCATCAATCACAAAAGCTTGAGGGTATTGTTTTTGTAGGGAGGCTAGTCGAGCAGTGATTTCATCTCTTGATAGTTGATCAATCGTATTGATTGTTTCGCGTCTATCGATGGTCAATCCACCGAGTGCAGATCTTATCTTCTCGGCATTGATAGC